AAGTGTTAGCAGGTGCACAGGAACTATCTGCTGATATAGGTTTGATAATAGATAAGTTTTAAATAGGTAAATAATGGTTAGAAACTATAAAAGAGAATACTCTAATTACCAAGGTAAACCTGAACAGAAGAAAAAAAGAGCCTCTAGGAATACAGCTAGGAATAGAGCATTAGCAAAAGGCACAGTTAAAAAAGGTGATACTAAAGATGTTCATCATAGAGATGGAAATCCTAAAAATAACGCAAAGAAAAATTTAACTGTTAAATCAAGAAGTGCTAATAGGTCTTTTGCAAGAAATAAAAAAGCAGGAAAAAAATGAGCAATGGTATTAATCCTTCTTCGATATTAAATAATTTATCTAGTTATTCACCTGATCAAAAAAAAGAACTTCTTAAGTTATTAGATGAGTATGATAAAGCTAAAAGAAGAGAAGGAGCTAAGTTAGATTTCTTAGACTTTGTAAAAGAAGTCTGGCCAGCGTTCATCAACGGAGAGCACCATAGAATTATGGCAGATGCTTTTAAAGATGTTATAGACGGCAAATTAAAAAGATTAATTATCAATATGCCACCTCGACATACAAAATCTGAGTTTGCTAGTTATCTTTTACCTGCTTGGTTCTTAGGAAATTTTCCTGACAAGAAGGTTATTCAAACAGCACATACGGCAGAACTTGCAGTAGGGTTTGGTCGTAAAGTTAGAAATTTAGTTGGCGATTCTGATTTTCAAGATATCTTTGGAGAAGTAAAGTTACAAGCAGATAGTAAGGCTGCAGGTAGATGGAATACAAATAAAAAAGGTGAATACTTTGCGATTGGTGTGGGTGGTGCTGTTACAGGTAAAGGTGCTGATCTATTAATTATTGATGATCCTCACTCAGAGCAAGAAGGTGCATCAGCAGATTCAGATGTTTTTAATAAAACCTATGAATGGTATACATCAGGTCCTCGACAAAGATTACAACCTGGCGGTGCTATTGTTATTGTTATGACACGTTGGCACAAAAGAGATTTAACAGGTCAAATTGTAGATGCAAGCATTAAACGTGGTGGTTCAGATGAATGGAAAGTAATAGAACTACCTGCTTTAATGCCCTCAGGTAATCCTCTCTGGCCAGAATTTTGGAAACTAGAAGAACTTGAAGCATTAAAAGCAGAGCTTCCTGTTTCTAAATGGTCTGCACAATATCAACAAGATCCTACTTCAGAAGAAGGTGCGTTGGTTAAAAGAGAATGGTGGAGAATTTGGGAAGATGAGTATCCTCCTCCATGTCAATTTATTATACAATCATGGGATACAGCTTTTCTAAAAACACAAAGAGCGGACTATTCAGCTTGTACTACTTGGGGAGTATTTTATGCAGAAGATGAATTTGACGGAAGGCAAGCACCTCAATTAATTTTATTAGATGCTTACAAAGATAGATTAGAGTTTCCTGAATTGAAAACAAAAGCTATGGAGTTATATAAAACTTATGAACCTGATGCATGTATAGTTGAAGGAAAAGCCGCAGGTATGCCATTAATATTTGAATTGCGTGCCGCAGGCATTCCTGTTTCAGAATACACACCAACTAGAGGAAATGATAAAGTAGCTCGTGTAAATGCAGTTGCAGATTTATTTGCATCAGGTGTAGTATGGGCACCAGATACAAGATGGGCAGAAGAAGTTGTTGAAGAATTTGCTTCTTTCCCAAATGGATCACATGATGACCTTGTTGACAGTAGCACGCAAGCTCTGATAAGATTCAGGCAGGGTGGTTTTATAAGTCTATTTAGTGATGAAGAAGAAGAACCATTTGATGAAAGAAGGAAGGCACAGTATTACTAATGGCTATAGAAAAAACATTAACACCTATCGATCCTGACGCAGTTGAAGTTCCCTTAAATGGTGTAGCAACTGAAATAGAAATAGAAATAGAACCATCTTTAGAGCAAGATGATGGAAGTATGATTATTGATTTTGAAGATGCTCCTTCAGGATTAGAAGCAGGATTTGGAGAAAATTTAGCTGAAGTAATGGATGAAGCTGACTTAGCATCTTTAGGATCAGAGTTAATAGAATTATTTAATGCAGATAGAGAGTCAAGAGCGGATTGGGAAAATACTTACGTTACAGGTTTAGATCAACTTGGATTATCAATAGATGAAAGAACTGAACCCTGGCCAGGTGCTTGCGGTGTTTTTCATCCTTTGTTATCAGAAGCAGTAGTTAAGTTTCAATCACAAGCAATATCAGAAATATTTCCTGCTGAAGGACCTGTTAAAACTAAAATTGTTGGAACTATTGATGTAGAGAAAGAACAGCAATCTCATAGAATACAAGAATACATGAATTATCTTTTAACAGAAAAGATGGTTGAGTATAGAACTGAAACAGAAAAATTATTATTTTCTTTACCACTAGCAGGATCAGCTTTTAGAAAAGTTTATTTTGATCCAACAATGGATAGACCTTGTGCAATTTTTGTACCTGCTGAAGATTTTGTAGTTAGCTATGGTGCAAGTGATTTGTTAACTTGTGAACGTGCAACGCATATAATGAAAAAAACTGAAAACGAAATAAAAAAATTAATGTACTCAGGATTTTTTAAAGAATGTGATTTACCTGCTCCTTCTCCTGATATCACCGAGATAACTGATAAATACAACAAACTAACAGGTGAAAGCGATACAAGTTTTGATAACGATAATCGTTATACTCTTTTAGAAATGCAAGTTGATCTTGATTTAGAAGGTTTCGAGGATATGGAAAACGGAAAAGAAACAGGCATTGCTCTTCCGTACATTGTAACCCTAGATAAATCTAGTAGAAAAATTCTTTCAATAAGAAGAAACTATGAAGAAAATGATCCTAAAAAAATGAGAAGACAACATTTTGTTCATTATCAATATTTACCAGGTATTGGTTTTTATGGTTTTGGATTAATTCATATGATTGGTGGTCTTAGTAGATCAGCAACTTCTTTACTTCGTCAACTAATTGATGCAGGCACATTGTCTAATTTACCAGGTGGTCTTAAGACTAGAGGGTTAAGAATAAAAGGTGACGACACACCAATTATGCCAGGTGAGTTCAGAGATGTAGATGTACCAGGTGGATCTATTGGAGAGAACATACAGTTCTTACCATACAAAGAACCAAGTCAAACTTTATATTCTTTACTTACAACCATTGTCGAAGAAGGCAGAAGATTTGCAAGTCTAGGTGATTTAAAAGTAAATGATATGAACAATGAAGCACCTGTTGGAACAACTTTAGCAATCATGGAAAGATCCATGAAAGTAATGAGTGCTATTCAATCAAGACTTCATGCATCTATGCACAAAGAGTTCAATATACTAAGTGGTATTATTTCTAAATTTACTTCACCTAGTTATCCTTATGCAGAAAAACCTGATGAATTTGTTAAAGCAAAAGACTTTGATGGAAGAGTTGATGTTATTCCTGTAAGTAATCCAAACGCCGCAACAATGTCACAAAGAATTATGCAGTATCAAGCCGCACTTCAGTTAGCACAACAAGCACCTGAAATGTATGACATGCCTGAACTACACAGACAAATGTTAGAAGTTTTAGGAATTCAAAACGTAGACAAAGTTATTCCAAACAAACAAGATATTAAACCTGCTGATCCTGTATTAGAAAATATGAACTTGGTTAATATTGTTCCTATTAAAGCATTTGAATATCAAGATCATGAAGCACATATTGCAGTTCATATGGCAGGAATGGAAGATCCTGAAATACAACAATTAGTTCAAGAAAGTCCTTCAGCACAAAGTATTATGATGGCAACAGAAGCACATATTAGAGAACATTTAGCCTTTCAATATAGAAAAGATATTGAAATTGAAATGGGTACACCACTACCTCCTCTTGGTGAAGAAATGCCTCCTGAAATTGAAAAAAGATTGTCTGAACTTGTTGCTTCAGCCGCAGATAAATTATCTCTTCGTAAAAGACAAGAAGCTCAACAGCAAGAAAGAATGCAACAAATGGAAGATCCTATTATTCAACAAAGAAATAGAGAGCTTGATATACAACAAGGCGAATCACAACGTAAATCTATAGCAGATCAAGAAAAAGCTAAACTTAATAGAGAGAAACTTAAAGCTGATATTATAAAAGAAATGGCTAAAATTGAATCTAAAGAAAAATTAACAGGAACTGAATTAGGTGTCCGTATTGGCGAAGCACTTCTTGAAGCAGAAAATGAAGAAAAAAGTACAGATAAAAAAGGATTTGCGGATGGTGTTAAATTGGCTATTGAAATTCAAAAACAAATAGCTCTTGCAAAATCAAACTCAAAATTATAATGGCAGAAAAAGATCCAAGATTAAAAAGAGCAGGAGTTTCAGGGTTTAATAAACCGAAAAGAACTCCTAATCATCCTACAAAATCTCACGTTGTTGTTGCTAAGTGCGAGGATGGAAGTATTAAAACAATTCGATTTGGTCAACAAGGTGTTTCAGGAGCAGGAAAAAATCCAAAAAGTAAATCAGAAAAAGCAAGACGTAAATCTTTTAAAGCTAGACATGCTAAAAACATTGCCAAAGGTAGGTGTTCTGCGGCATATTGGGCTAATCGTGAAAAATGGTAGTAAAAGTAAAATGGTAAAAAGGAGATAATACTATGAAGAAAGCAAAAGGAAGAACTCGCATGATGGGTGGCAAAGCAGTTAAAGGAAGAACTCGCATGATGAGTGGTAAAAAAGTTAAAGGTAAAAAAAGAGGCGGAAAAAGATAAATAAACTTAGGGAGGTTTTATGTCTTATTTAATATCCAATATTCCATACTTTAAGGTATGGGTAAGAAAAGAATTTACGGCTGGTCACGAAAGATACCATGGAGAATTTATTCATGGTTTAGCTGTAGCTGTAAATTGCATTCCTGATAGATCATTATCATTTCAAGTTATATTTACAGGTTGTGAAGAAGAAGACAACAATGTTCATGGTGGTGCTATGTGGGCTCGTATGCCTATACAAGGAATGATGGCAGATATTCCTGTCGAAGACTGGCCAGAAAGAATGGAAAATCATTTATCTCAACCATGGGATTGTATGTCTCACCATCATTCAGTTATATCAATAGATAGAGCATCATCATCACCTTGGTATGCAAAAATAGATGGTGAATTCTATATGGCTAAGTATATCTTTACTGTTGATTATACAGAGCATGATAT